ATCAGGACGTTATTATAGGAGGAGTATAACATGGCAGTACAAGTATCACATGCAGAGAATTTGACCGAGGAACAACGGGGAAGATTGACCAAGGCACTCAAAGATGCCTCGGACAGCCACATTCGCCAGGAAGCGGAGTCTGAGTATCTTCGTGAGGTGATCAAGAAGATTTCTGAAGACTTGAAGATTCCTAAGAAGCTGGTCAATGCCTTAGCGAAGGTCTACCACAAGCAGAATTTCGATGAAGTGGTCGCCGAGCATGAGCAGTTTGAAAAGCTCTACAAGACGGTGACGAAGTAGTGGCTCCTCATGTCATGCCTATCAAAGCTGTGGTGGCAGCGATGGACCAATTGATTGCCATGCTCACCCTTCTCAAGGCAGACCTCAAGAGAATTGAGGAGAAGAAATAATGCCCACTCGTGAGGAAATTCAGAATTTTTCCCTGATGCTTCGTGAATATGCCGCGCACAAGAAGATGGGATTATGGGAAGCTCTGTGCTTGTACTGCGACACCACCAACATGGAGTCAGAAGTCGCAGCCAGTCTTCTCACGAGAGCGGTCTTGGCTGACATTACCCTGGAAGTGCAGGATATGAACCTTTTGAAAGTGCGCGGGAAAAAGGCAGGCCGACTCCCAATCTAATATGCGTTACCTTGATACCATGACGGGCCATGAAGCATGTAAGATGTACATGGCCCTCAAACTTCATTTCGACCCTGCCTCAAAATACGATTTCTTTCACTACGAGGGACGAATCAAGTGGCTCACCCCTGAGAAGTTTGATCGTCGAACTGACCGTTGGTTTTTCCATAAACTCTCTAAGCTCTACTCCGACAACACGACCTGCCTGTTTTTCCTCGCTGCCAATTTCTTTGACGGGCAAATTACCTGGGTGCGCGACCTCCTAGGGGAGGAAGCTAAGACGATCTATCTCGAAAAACTGAGAATCAAAGAATCGCTGGAATATCTAGTCATGCAGGACGTGGATGCTATGCTGCCTAATATCAAGGACTATCTCACCGTGAGCAATGGTGAAAATCCTATGCTACTCAATATGGCATATCAAGGCGAGGTAGAAAAAGAAACCATTGTGGCTCTGAATTCTGCCATTGGGTTCCTACCGATGTGGGAGAAGAAAATCACTGATACGATTCTTTTCCCCTCCTTCAAACACCGCTGTTTGGCGTATGAACCCTTTCTCGGTATCAACAAAAAGAACCTTCGTGCAACGCTCAAACAGAGATTGACAAATGCCTAAATAAGTGATACAATGGAGCCGTTATATTGGTTCCCAATCATAACACATTATCCCAACCATAGGAGGTTTCATATGCCCGTTACACCTACTTCATTTTCTGCCCTCAAGCGGTCACGCGGCTCTGTTGAGCAGTTGACCAAAGCCATTCAGCAATCCACCCAAGCCAAGAAAGAAGATGAACGCTTCTGGGAATTGTCGGTGGACAAAGCCGGAAACGGTCACGCCGTGATTCGTTTTCTTCCTGCGCCTTCCGTAGATGGGGAGGACGGACTTCCCTGGGTCAGAACATTCTCACACGCATTCAAGGGAACCGGTGGCTGGTTGATTGATTTGTGTTCAACCACCCTGGACCAGAAATGCCCAGTGTGTGAATCCAATACGCTGTTGTGGAATTCAGGGATCGAGGCGAACAAAGGTGTCGCACGAGACCGCAAGCGCAAGTTGTCCTACACTGCCAATATCTTGATTGTCGCCGATCCTTCCAAGCCTGAGAACGAAGGCAAAGTCAAGCTGTTCAAGTTTGGCAAGAAGATTTTCGATAAGGTGTTTGAGAAGATGCACCCAGACCCAGCGTTCGGGGAAGCTCCTCTCAACCCATTCGATTTGTGGGAAGGTGCGAACTTCAAGCTCAGGGCCCGCAAGGTTGCAGATTATCGGAACTACGATTCCAGTGAATTCGCCGTTCAGAGTGCCGTGAGTGCCGATGAGGCGAAGTTGGAGGAAATTTGGAAGTCTGAACATTCGTTGGCAGAGATCGTTGCCTTGAAGAATTTCAAGACTTACGAACAGACCAAGAGCCGTTTGGGTAAGGTATTGGGTACTGCGGTGATGACCGCCAGTGCAGACCAGGCAGGTTCCCAGTCGTTTGAAGACCCTGATGCAGGGATCGTGTCGACCGAAACCCCAGGCGGAACCCCGACCCTTGGGGAGTTGTCGCCGATCTTTACAGACGATAGTGACCCGGACGATATGAAGTTTTTCGAAAAGTTAGTCGATAACGACTAAAAGCGTTCAAAATTGAACACTTAGGGCGCCGTGGGGGTTTTTACACCTCTACGGCGCCCTTTTTTATGCCTTAAAACCGCCATAAACGGCCCAGGACGGGTTATTCTTGGTAGGATAGAGGCTAGTGCTAGGAAGGGGCAAAATGCCTGTCAAGTGAGCGGAGATAGCTGGTTTCCCCACTTCGCGGATCAGGCATGGTTTGCTGTAGATTCGTGACACTGGAATTATTGTTTTTCACGTTATTGATAACCGTTGCAGAACCGCTACCCCCGGTGCTTCCCACCATTTCCGCATTCCTCTGATTCTCAGCCGCTTGGATCAATCTCAGTCCTGTCTCAGGTTGCGTTTGTGTTAGTTCCGTTGGAGGTGCGGCCACGGATAAGGTTTTACTGAGGGCTTTGGTGGCTTCCCGTACCATTTCTGGTACACGTTCCGGTGCCTTCGTGTCCGTTCTTGGGGTAAGAGGATTCCCCTGTTTATCCTTGTAGACTTCTCCATAGGACTTGGCGACTAATTGAGTCACTGCGCTAGTCGTGGCTTTCTGTTCCGGACTGCCAGATGGAGCCGCTTTGCCTAATAGCGAATCCGTGGCGGCCGCATCATAGTCACCTCGCTGCAATCCTTCGGCGGCTGTTTGCTTGGCTTCAGCCGGAACCTTTGCCCCAAAAGACGCCGCATTCTTTGCCACGGCGGCCGCGCTTTCGCCTGGCGCCGCGACCTTTTCTGTATTCTGTGCTTCAAGTTTTCTGATCGAACGCGCATCGCCTGATTTGGCTTTGGCTTCAAGGTCCAACTGTCGTGCTTCTTTGGTTGGAGCTTTATAGGCACCAAACGAAACTTTTTCTAAAAGTTCCTGGGCACCCTGTATGATGCTGTCGAACATATCCATGACAATATCAACAAACTGAATGGCTTTTTGAGAAATCCAACTACCCGCTTCCGTGAACGCATTCTTCACACCTTCCCACATATCGACCGCAGAGTCCTTGAGAAGTCCGAATGAGAGTTTAAGATTGTTCCATTGGTCGTAGAGCATCTTCCCTGCGACGGTCAGCAAGGCAAAGGCGGCCAGGAGACCCAGTTTGAAATTGCCAATGAGACCCTTGATGAAGTCCCAGGCCGCGCCGCCGCTTTCTTTAATTTGCTCCTTCACTTTACCCATACGGCTCGGTGTCTTTTTGGCTCCTGCGACGGCTGCATCATCCTTCGCGCCATCAACTTGCTGTTGAGTGAGTTTGGCCGTTAGACGTTGGATCGTTTCGATAGAAGTGAGTCGTGCAAGGATCAAGGATAATGTGACGGCCATTTTGGTGAGGACACTTTGCGAATCCCCTCCGTGTCGACCGCCCTTACCTTCGCCCATCAAAGTGGGCATACCCGAACCTTTTCCTTTCCCGAAGAATGGTGTGGGTAAATCCATGCCGGGTGCCAGGTCAGCAAACGAGCGAATAGACTTTTCTGAACGACCCATGACTTTACCCGCGAGTGCCACCGCGAGCCTGGAACCTCCAGTGATCTTTTTGACGATGTTGAGCGGGTCGAACTTGTGTTTGACCTTGGCTACTTTGAGACCGACCGCAGCTTTGCCTGCCCCTAGTAATCCACCGCCGCCAGCGAGATGCTCGGCTGCCACATCGGACATTGACGCACCTTGTTCCATCTGCGTCTTGCGAAGTTGCAACTGCATCGCTTTGAGAATGCTCTTACGATCTTTCGAATTATCCTTGGTGGTTTGGTTCTGTACCTTGGTTTCCTTTTTGAAAGTCTCGGTTTGCGTTTTAGTTTCTTTGTTTTGTGTTTTGGTTTCTTTGGCTCGTTCCTTGGTTTCCTTTTTGAAGACCTCAGTTTGCTCCTTGGTTTCCTTGGACTGTTCCTTGGTTTCCTCAGTCTGTACCGCGGTCGCCTTGGCAAGTTTGTCCAGGTCGTCGTGCATCTGCTTGAATTGATCGGCAAAATCTTTGAAGTCTTGGTCAGCCATTATCGCCTATTCCTTTGTGCATTGAGTTGCTTGATACGTTCGTTCTCGCGTTGGACACGTTGATCTACGAGGGTCAGATAAATCAATCGCTCCCAAGGCATCAGGTTCTCCAATTCGGAAATCGTAAATTTATGATCCTGAACCAAAGCGAAGGTGGTTGTATAGTAATTCGCTAAATTATCATGGCCCAGGATTAGACGAAAAAATTATCCAACCCCTTCACCACGATCTCTTCTGTGTACTCACACTTCGGACACTTGAACAGGATGGCTTTTTCAATCTTCGGCATGGTATCAAAAAATGTATCCATCTTCTCGACTTGCTGCCTGGACATATCCTCCACAAATGCCACGACCTCTTCAGTGGTTACGTCCTTGGTCAGCACCACTTGGTTAGCATCGTTGATAGACTCAATACATTCAACCAAAAAGGCAAAGGCTTCCTCCGCAGGCAAGTCCTTTTTGACGATACCACGGAACGACTTGAAGGTGGGATACCGCATAGTGATTCCAACACCTTCGTTCAGTTGGATATACTTGGAGTGTCCTGTGCCGAATGTTGGCTTGATGCCCAACAGGTCCACGTCATACTCTGACACCGTACCGCAGACGACCGTGTTACCGGTATTGGCATCGAGGACCGGCTGGTTGCAGCGATATTTGAGTGTGACCACTTCGCCAATGCTACGGGCCCTGAGATTCAGGAACAGAAATTCTACATCAAACAGAGGCAACTTATCGATGTCAATGCCCGAAATATCACCAACGCAATTCTGTAATACCATCTTGGCAGAATTGAGAATGGTCTGGGTTTCATCCGATTGCATGGCCACCATGAGCAGCTTTTCTTCCTTCACAAGGAATGGTCGAAAGGACACTTTCAAACCAGAAGGACAGGTCACTTCATACAGAGGTGTGGCAAGTTTAGGCAACGACATAATTATACTCCATTGTGAATGTTAGTTTCTGGCACTTCCCTTTGGGGGTACGGAAGATGAATCAATCTTCGGTTGAGGTTTTGTTTGCGCGGCATTTCCAGTCGAGAGGGTATACCATTCGTAGGCGAGCGTCACCGTCACGCGATGCAATCCATCTTCCGCCCAGGACACAGGCATCTGGTTGATAGCAGTAGGGAAGGAATGGTGCAATACCCACACCGCCGATTCCTTGAGGGATGCTCTGAGGGTTTCGGGTTCCGTCACTGAATGGGGTCGGGACCCGTCAGTCACATCGTATTGCGTGAGCGAGACATCGCTTCGATAGGTGTTGGGATACGATAATTTGTTGGTGCTAGGGTTGTAGATGCTGCTCATCCAGGTTTCAAAGAAACCGCGAATCACGAAGTTGGCAGTTTCGATGAAGTTCAGCGTGATCTCCTGATAGAGAGATTGATATGGTGTCTTATAGGTCGGACCATAGGTGCGAGAATCGTTCGAGACTAATTGACGCCCTGGCAATTCAGTGGCTTCACAACGCAGTCCCAATAAACGAGCCGATTCCCCAAACGTATCACCTTTGAAGGTCAAGGGGATATGCAATCGGAAATGGGAAGTCTTGGCAACTCCATAGCGATTGATAAAGGCAAGGAATTCTGTATTTTTGCCAGCCATTTAGTATTTCTCCTTGCTATCTTTCCAGACTTCTTCTTTTCGAACATGGGACTGCCGTGCCTTGCGAGCCTTCGACTCCTCATCCAACGCGACCTGTTGTGTTTTTGCCATCTGGACCCTGAAATCTTGCACAGGAAGGGATACAGCAATGTCCCATTCCATCGGGGGCACTTCAATAAACCTTGACTGTACATGATTCGCCAGGTACCGCTTGATACACGGTGTCGCTCGATAGAGTTGGTGCATGGCTGCGAGGATCGGATAACTGAGTTTCAATCGTGTGCGTTCGTCATCAAGAGGTCCGTTGGCAAAGCGTTTCAATTGGTTCAGGAGAATCAATCGATCCTTGGGGTACACATAATGCAGATTCAATCCCAGGAATCCATCAGCATATCGCTGTAACACTATCGTCATAGGAAATCGATCCCAGTAGGGTAATTGCTCTTTCGTTTTGGGATTATACACAAAGAAATAGAAACGACCCATCATGGCTCGGCTGCGCTGGGCGTCACGGTCCTTGATAATCTCCAGACGATCTTTGGCGGTGGGATTGAGCTTGGCCATCTTCTGAAGGAGCCAGGATCGTCCAAACGCCGTGGATGGATCGAGTTGTTTTTGATCGACTTGTTCTTTGATGCGGGAAACGATTGTAGTCATGACTCTATTTATGCGCTATACAAAGGGGTGGTGTTTCTCGGTGAGGACTTGGAATTCCCATCCTTGTTCTTTGGCAAAGGCGGCCGCCGCGGTCCATTTCGATTGGTTCACCGCGAACGTGGCGACTTCAGACAGAAACCTACGGGTTTTCTTGCCTTGCTTGGGCATGAGCGTTTGGCTGTGAGGTTTGACTTCGATGATCCAGGTTTTGTCCTTGCCGTTTTTGCCACGCACCTGGATGACAAAATCCACAAAGTAACGATGAAGGGCGCCGTCTAGTGGGGAGCGATAGGGTATGGCCAGTCCTTCCGAATTCCAAAGGACCACATTCCTATCTCGGTCGAATTTTATCATCAATTGGCGTTCCCATCCGGACCGATAGACAATTTCATGAACATTTCCGGCATACTTGAGGGGATTTTCTGGTGTATACTTGCCTTGGTAGTATTTTTTCATGGGGTTCCAAGAGGTGACATAAATAGATTGAACATTCACGGAGGCTATTTATGGCAGACCCAGGGGTATTCGAAACAGTTTCAAATGCGGGGCAGGCCGTGCTAGACGCAGGCAAACAAGTCGTGAGTGTCACCGAGTCTATCTACCAACCGGAGTCTCGCCCACAAGGCGAGCATAGGAGAAAGGCTGAGAACAAGTTCAGCTATACGTTTCTCCAATATCCCAGTGATCTCGACTCGAAGAGTTCCCGCCATCCCTACTGGATGACGTTCTATATCAACAAACAAGAACTTTCAACCTTTACAAACAAAAGTAGCGATGGCATCTTTGACAAGAAAACCAAACAATCCATTCGCTCCACTGCACAAATAAACGCTAGCCTGGGCAACAACCTCCAGAAGAATTTTGGGAATAGCAATGTTGGGTTCGGACGTAAGACGAAACGCACCGCGACCGCCATTCGCTTATTCATGCCTGATGGTTTGAATTGGAGTTACTCGAATAAATTTAACGATTCCAACCTCTCAGCGATTACTGGTATGGGGTTAGTGTCCTCTCTGGCTGCGATCTCGCCGTTGTATCAGTCATCCACGGAAGCCGCAAAGAAGGGGGGGACCGCTGGTATCTTGGCAAGTCTTCAAACCCCCCAAGCCCGCAATGCTGGTGGTGTGGCGGCTGAGATATTGGGGGAGACCTTCGGGATGGACAAAGAGTTTGGTGCCTCTGTCCTGGGTATTGCGATCAATCCACAAGTGGACGTGATCTATGTTTCTCCTGAATTACGCCAATTTACATTTGATTTCATGTTCTCTCCTCAGACCTCCCAGGAGGCAGGGAAGGTCGCAGACATTATCAGGGAATTCAAATTTCATTCCGCACCAGAGATGTTGGGGGGTGGGATTGGCATAGGACGATACTACGTGCCGCCAGCCGAGTTTGATATTGAGTTTTCCGTGAATACGATGGGAAAAATCTCCACCTGTGTCTTGCAAAACATCACCTTGGACTACACTCCATCGGGTACTGCCTTTTATGACAACAATCAGCCAGTCAATACGCGCATGACACTCCAATTCCGCGAATTGGAATTTATGACCAAAGAATTGATCGACAGGGGGTTCTAAATGCCGGCTTCATATTTTTCAAATTTTCCGTATATCAGTTACTCGCTGAATCCTTCGGGGCAACCTGGGGAAACTGAATGGGTCACTGATATTTTCCGGCGCGCGGCCCCTATTGTCAATTTGACGAGAAACACCCGCATGTTCTATCCTTATCAGATAATTGAAGGCGAGACTCCAGAAGCCATTGCTGACAGGATTTACGGGTCGACTAAGTATCACTGGGTCGTCACCATGTTCAATAACATCACCGACCCTCTCCTTGATTGGCCGAAGGATTATCAGAACTTGGTACGCTACATCGTGAATAAGTATGGGTCCATTGCGACGGCATCAGGTGGGACGCACCATTACACCATGACCGAATCGAAAGCGGATTCGTTGGGTAATAGTAGCACCGCTACCTTCATCATCGATGCCGAGAAGTATGCGACTCTCGCTAGTCCTGTGCCTGTGGTGACCACCTTTAGTAGTGGTGTCACTGTCACAAAAACCACGACCCGTGCGGTGGTCGATAACTACACATATGAAGTCAACCTCAATGAAGATAAGCGCAGTATTGTGCTCCTCCAAGATACACATTTGTCACAAGTGGTGTCTGAACTTGAAAGCCTATTGACCTAATGCCTACTTTTGATGGTTTGGGTTTTGCAACAGATTTTCAACTTGATGAACTGACCATCACCAGTTCCAGTGGACAACAGGTGGACATTCGCCTTGTCATGCGTGAATTGGTCCTCTATGAAGACCTGTTTGCCAATGCGATGACCGGCAGTGTCTTCATCAGTGATACCCAGGACATCATCAATGTGCTTCCTATCGTGGGCGGCGAGCATTTGTCGGTGACCTTGATTAAGCCTTCAACAACACTGAAGATACAAAAGACGTTCCGTATCTATAAAATCACAAATCGTAGGAAAGCCTCCCCCAGTTCAGAAGATTACATCCTACACTTTTGTTCCGAGGAAGTGTTGCTCAATGAGTCTATTTTGATTTCTGATATCTACAACCAAGCAACCATTTCCAGCATCGTCAAGGATATTGCCTACAATCAACTCAAGATCAGTCCCACGAAATTTCCTCTATCAGAATTGACCTCTACCACAGGGAATTTTGACGTGACCCTCCC